AAGATTACTCATCTATGGTAAACTTTGCACGATGCAAATGTTTAGGTGCGAATGTACTAAGAGGACCTAAGCAAATTCCATGGGATGGAAAGTTAGAGTATGATTATCAGTTATGGATTGATAGTGATATTGTATTTGACACAAACAAGTTCTGGCAGTTGTGTGATTTAAGTGTTCCAGCAGAGGGTGAAGAGCGTGGCATTACTGCAGGTTGGTATGCAACAGAAGATGGTGTCACAACATCAGTCGCACATTGGTTAGAGGAGGATGATTTCCGTAAGAATGGTGGAGTGATGAATCACGAAACTGTCGAATCAATCTCAAAACGTCGCAAACCATTTACTGTTGATTACACAGGATTTGGATGGGTATTAATTAAGAAGGGAGTTTTTGAGGAGATGGAATATCCTTGGTTTGCACCTAAGATGCAAGTCTTTGAGAGTGGGAGTGTTCAGGACATGTGTGGTGAGGATGTCTCATTCTGTTTAGATGCAAAAGAGATGGGATATGATATTTGGTGTGACCCTCGTATTCGTGTGGGTCATGAAAAAACTCGTGTTATTTGATTAGGAGGTTATTATGGCAGTTAGAAGTAAATCATTATCATCCGGTAAACAGTTTATTGAGGCTAAACCTAAAAAAACTCGTCAAGGTAGTGGTAAGCACACGAAGTATGCCGCGTCGTCTCGTAATGAAGCAAAGAAGCGTTATCGTGGACAAGGTAAATAGTGTAGTTATATGAATACATCATGGCAGCACTTATATGTAATCTACCTTCTGTAGAAGTATGGGTTCGTAAAGAATATCTAACTGATCATCAAAGTGGTCATGGTGAATTTGTTAAAGGCGTTTGGGTATCGTGTAAATCGATACCTGGGCGCACTTTTTATTTTGAGACATATTTACCTGAATATGCTGCAATGTATGATAAGTTACCTATTAGTGCATTTGTATCTGAACCTAAATTACCCGATCCGGATATGAATTTGCCTAACTTACAATTTTGGAATTGTATGGATTATGGTGTTGTATCAGTTACAAAGCAATTTATTGGTAGTATGGACTATGAATTGTATACAAGAGACTTTGGTATTCAAAAAGGTACATACATTTGTACTTTAGATAACTATCATCAAGATCCTGAGGTTGTTGATTATGCAACAAGTGAAAATCCTGCTGAACATAAGTCACATAATCTAATTGAATTGAACAATGGACAGTATGCATTGTATCCAAACAATAGAATGAGAATTTTTGACAATAGTTTAACACCTGTTGAACCTAAAATGCCTGATTTTAAGGTATCAACTCAATATTATCAGGTTGAAAATGGTTTTGATCGACTTGGAATGGGTCGTGAGGACGAATATTTTTGGAAAACAGCAAAAGAAAGAGAAAATTTACCAAAAACAGAGGAAACTGATGGAAAATCATGATTTTTTAGACAATTTAGCAAATAATCAGCATCAAAAGATGCTTCGTGAGATTGCAAATGACAATCAAACACCCAAAAAACGCGATTCCCTTAAGGAAACTGACCTTTTTGAGATTGATGAAGTCATTTCAGAGACTGAACCAATGACGCTCAACGAGTTTTGATCTAATACTCTAATAAATAAGTTATAATCGCAATATTTTTGTGCCTTTAGAGAGGATAAGTCAAGGATTTAAAGATATTAGTATGACTTTTCAGAGACATCCTCTGACTGATGATCTTATTGCGCTTAAAAATGAACAAGCAATTGCTCGCTCATTAAGAAATATCGTATTTACTACTCCTGGTGAAAAATTTTTCAATGAAACTTTTGGATCCAGAATTAGTGACGCTTTATTTGATAATGTCGATGATATTTCTGCATCATTGATTATAGATGAAATTAGGCAGTCTATTACAAATTTCGAACCAAGGGTTGATTTGTTAGATGTAAGGGCAGAACCTAATTTTGATAATAATGAATTTAATGTGAGAATTGTCTACAACATAGTTGGAGTAGATGTTCCCGTACAAGATTTACAATTTGTTTTGCAACAAACTAGGTAAAAATGCCATTAGCTAACTACACAAACCTAGACTTTGGTCAGGTTAAATTAACACTTAGAGAATATCTAAAAGAGAACTCTAATTTTACTGATTATGACTTTGAGGGGTCCAACCTTTCGACCATTCTTGATGTTTTGGCATATAACACCTATATCACTTCATATAATGCGAACATGGTCGCAAATGAAGTGTTTATTGATAGTGCGACATTAAGAGAGAATGTCGTATCTTTAGCAAGAAATATTGGATATCTTCCCAGATCAAGAAAGGCTGCTGCGGCAACTATCAGTTTCTTTATTGATACATCAAATATAACACCTGCACCCTCAACTATAACTCTCAAGAAGGGACCTGTAGCAACGTCTTCTGGAAGTTTTGGCAATCAATCCTTTGTATACTCAATTTTAGAAGATATAACAGTTCCTGTATCTGATGGAGAAGCAAATTTTTCTAATATATCAATTTACGAAGGTAATTTATTAACATCAAATTTTACATATAGCGCAAGAAATCCTAATCAAAAATTCATTCTTCCTAATATTGGGGTTGACACTGATTTAATTAATATTTCAGTAAAACCAAATCAACAATCATCTAGAAGTGTAAAATATAGTCGTCAAGATAGTCTTTTTGATATTGATTCAAATTCAAAAGTATACTATCTACAAGAAGTTGATGATGAGAGATATCAGATTATTTTTGGTGATGGTATTTTTGGAAAAAAACTTGAGGATAATAACTTTATTACCGTAGATTATATTACATCTAATGGTGATTCTGCAAATGGAGTGAGTTCTTTTGTTTTTGCCGGTAGATTAGTTTATGTAAGAAATTCTCAAGAATATACCGTAACAAATGGAATTTCCCAATTATCGACTGGAATATCTTCATCTGGTGGAGAATCCATTGAAGGTGTAGAGTCAATTAAAAAGTTTGCCCCAAGAATTTACGCATCTCAGAATAGGGCATTGACTGCAAATGATTATGAAACAATCATTCCAGCAAGAATTTATCCAGAAACTGAATCAATCTCCGTTTTTGGTGGAGAAGAATTAGTTCCACCACAATATGGTAAGGTATTCATTAGTATTAAACCAAGATTTGGTGACTTTATACCGAATCTTATAAAAGAAAATATAAAAAATAAATTAAAGAAATATGCAGTTGCAGGTATTGTACCAGAAATTTTAGATTTGAAATATTTGTATTTGGAAGTAAATACAAAAATTTATTATAATACTAATCTTGCACCATCGGCTACATATGTCTCTACTGTTGTTCAGAACAACACAACAAAATACTCCGAGTCAACTGAGTTAAATAAGTATGGTGCTAGATTTAAATATAGTAAATTTTTGAAAATGGTTGATGATAGTCATGAATCAGTAACTTCAAACATCACAACTATTGCGATGAGGAGAGATTTGAGAGTTGTTTTAAATACATTCTCAGAGTATCAAATTGGATTTGGAAACTCTTTCCATATTAAAAACATGAGTGGATATAATATTAAAACATCTGCATTTAGAATTGCTGGAATTCAAGATAATGTATACCTATCTGATATTCCAGACACAAATAGAGTTTCAGGATCTCTTTTCTTGTTTACGATACCATCTATTGGATCACAATCACCTACAATTGTTAGACGAAATGTTGGAACTATTAACTATGTGAGTGGAATTATAACATTAAATCCTATTAATGTTTTGGGTGCAAAATTAAAAGATGGACAATCAGTCATTGAAGTTGAGGCAACTCCAACTTCAAATGATGTTGTCGGATTACAGGATCTTTATTTGCAACTAGATATAGGTAGCAGTAATTTTGAAACTGTTGTTGATGATATAGCATCTGGATTAGATCCATCTGCTTCAAGTTATATCGTATCCTCTAGTTATTCTAATGGTAATTTAGTTCGTTCAGGTGGTCCAGGTACAAATATTACATCTGGAACACCCACAGGAGGTTCTTCTACATCTACATCTACAACAACCACGCAACAATCAACTACATCAACTGCTGGTTCATCAGGTTCATCAGGTTCAATTTCATACTAAGAAGATAAAATCATAAAATGTCAGAAACTAGAGTCCAGTTTAATACTATTGTATCAAATCAACTTCCTTCATATGTAAAGGAAGACTTTCCACTCATTTCTGAGTTTTTAAAACAATATTATCTTGGGCAAGAGTATCAAGGTGGACCAATTGATCTTATTCAAAATATTGATAGGTATATTAAATTAGACGAAACTACAAATTTATCAGAATCTGTAGTACTAAGTGGTGATCTTGAATTTGATGCGGAAACTATTAATGTTGATCCTGGAAAATCTCCAACTGGAACAAATGGATTTCCAGATTCTTACGGACTTTTACAAATAGATGATGAAATAATTACATACACTGGAAAAACCACTTTTTCATTCACTGGATGTATTAGAGGATTTGTTGGAATTACTTCATATAGAAGTGAACTGAACAAGGAAGAGGTTATATTTAAAGAAACTGAATCCGATGATCATAAAAGTAATTCAATAATTAAAAATTTAAGTTGTTTATTCTTAAAAGAATTTTTATCAAAAACAAAAAATGAATTTCTACCAGGATTTGAAGAAAGGTCACTAACACCTGAATTAAATCAAAATATTTTTATAAAGCAAGCAAAAGATTTTTATCTAAGTAAAGGAACAGACATATCATTTGAAATTTTATTTAAAGCTTTATATAATGAAGATGTAAAAATTATTAAACCTAGAGATTTTTTAATTTCGCCATCAGATGCACAATATAGAATTACTAATGATTTAGTAGTAGAAGCAATTGAAGGAGATCCTGTAAATTTATATAATGCCACATTATATCAAAATGAATATGGATTTGGAGTTGATTTAAACAAAGCATATGCTCCAATTACAGATGTTGAAAAAATATCTGTAGGGTACGGACAAACGTTTTATAAAATCAGTTTTGATGGTGGATATAATAGAGATATTAACGTAGATGGATCAGCATATGGTGAGTTTACTGTAGAACCCTCTACTAGAATAATAGGACAAGTTTCTTCTGGTTCAACAGTTCTTGATGTGGACTCAACTGTTGGTTTTGGCACCACAGGAGAATTGTATGTTACATACAATGATACTACAACTGGTGTTGTATCCTATACCTCAAAATCTTTAACTCAGTTTTTTGGTGTTAGTAATTTAACAAACACTATACTTGATGCATCTACTGTCGGCGTCAATACATTTGCATATGGAAGATCTAATCTAGATCAAGATAAAATTATTAAGGTTAGAATCAATTCTGTTTTAAAATCAATTGAAATACCGTCAAATACAAGTGATTTGTTAAAAGGTGGAAAACTCAATGTAACAACTTTGGGGGTTTCTGAAAATAATAAGAAAACAAATAATTGGTTTTATAATGTAGCACCAATTTATAAAGTAAATAAGGTAGAATTGAAAGATGCATCAGATAATACGTTTAAATTTACTTTAAACGTATCTCCTTATATCAAAAAAGGTGATTCAGTTAGACTTATTTTAAGTGATGGGTCTGAAAAAGAAGCATTAGTTGTTGAAATTTTAACCGATAAATCTTTTCTTATTAGAGGTCAAGGAGCATTAAATTTAGATCTAACTTATAAAGTTCAAAGAAAAATTTTAAAAGGATCTTCAAATGTATTTTCAAATATAGAATCAATTTCTACTAACGTAGATAATGTTTATAAAAATGGAAATGAATATCTTGTTGCATCACCATCCATTCCAAATTATTATTCATTGACATTAGATACTTCTAAAAGAGAAGTTATTTTTTCTGGAACATTTAGTGGCAATCAGTTTCAAATTTCTTCTGGTGGAGAACATGGATTCTACACGGGAGATCCTGTCTATTATTCTGCAGAATTAGTTAAAGAAAATTATATTAATGATTCTGGTAGTTCTGCAACTCGATTTGTTAGGGGAACAGGTTTATTTGATGATGGATTATATTTTATTAAGAGAATTAATGGATCTACCGTACAGTTTGCAAAAAGTAAAAATGATATCTTAAATTCAAATTTTGTATCACTGTTAAGTACAACTACTGTATCTGATAGTAAAGTAGAACCATATGTATTTAATAATAAGACTTTAAAATCACAAAAACTACTAAGAAAATTTTCAGAACCAATTGATGATGGGTCTATTAATAAAACAGAACCAGGATTTACTGGAATGTTTATTAATGGTGTTGAGTTGTTAAATTATAAATCAAAAGATGTAGTCAGATATGGTAAAATTGAAGATATTGAAATCCTTGATTCTGGCACAAATATTGATGTAATAAATGTTCCAAATTTAATTATAAAAGATTCTGTTGGATCTGGTGCAACTGGGTATGCAGCTGTTTCTGGATCTTTTGATGAAATTAGAGTTGTAAATTCTGGATTTGATTATGCAGAACCTCCCATTCTAAAAATTTCCGGAGGAAATGGATCAGGTGCCTTGGGACAAGTTAATATGAAATCTATAAATCACAATGTAGAATTTTTTGCGGACTTAGAGTCAAACCAAGTCATTGTTGGCACCGCAGCAACTCAATCTAGAATTGGATTTTCTACATATCATAAATTTAGAAATGCTGAGCAAATAATATACAAAACTTCAGATCAAGATGGTATAAGTGGAATTGTAACTAATTCACTGTATTTTATTTCAAAAATTGACGATACCACTATTAGATTGCATAAAACTCAAGGAGACTCTATTTCTGGAATCAATACTGTATTTTTAACATCTCATGGTATTGGCAAACACTCTATTCAATCTGTTTCTAAGAAATTAGTAGTTGATTCAATTAATATTGTTGATAGTGGATCTGGATATGAAAATAAAAAAAGAACTGCGCCAGCATCTTCACTTGGTATTAGTACAACTACAGATTCTATTTTAATTTCAAATCATGATTATAAATCTGGAGAAAAAGTAAAATATACATCTACTGGATCTGTTGCTGGTGGACTTTCTACAGGCACTGAATATTATGTAACAAATATTGATAAAAATTCTTTTAAATTATCTCAAGTTGGAGTTGCATCTGATACTGAGTTTTATTATAGAACAAAACAATATGTAGACATTACATCTGTTGGAGTTGGAACTCATGTTTTCAATTATCCTGACATTTCAGTAGATCTTATTGGAAAAATTGGAATATCTTCAATTGGATCTGAAACTTTCGAAGCTTCTTTGCAACCAATTGTTAGGGGTGAGATAACTTCAATTCATCTTGAAAATTCAGGTGTTGGGTATGGATCGTCTGAAGTTATAAATTTAGATCATCAACCACAAATAACATTGGATTCTGGAAGTAATGCTCAACTTCAACCAATAGTTAGTAATGGAAGAATAGTTCAGGTTATTGTTTTAAATTCTGGAAGCAGATATTTTTCAAATCCAGATATTAATATTATTGGTGATGGTATTGGTGCAGTGTTAACTCCAATTATTGAAAATGGATTATTGACTTCCGTCAATGTAATCGAACCTGGAGCAGGATACTTTCAAGATAGCACATCATTGAATGTTATTACTTCAGGATCAACTGAGACTTTTCCAAAATTCAAAGCAAATATTAAATCATGGAGAGTTAATTTATATCAAAAGTATTATCCATATTTTACTGATGATGATGGTATACTTACTGATGGGCAAATTGAAATACAATATTCTCATGTATATGCTCCAAGAAAACTCAGAGAAACAGTTAACTCTATAGATCAAGATGGGAATATATTATATGGAGAAAGTGATTTAAGAAAGGTTAATGGTATTGAAGAAGAATCATCAAAACATTCACCTATTCTTGGATTTGCATATGATGGAAACCCAATTTACGGACCATACGCATATAGCACGAGAACTGGTGGTGTAGTATCTCAAATGAAATCTGGTTATGAACTAAACTTAAGTGAAAATAGACCTCCAACTTCTATTTTTCCAGAAGGATTTTTTGTTGAAGATTATAAGCATTATGAAGTAGCAGATGAAACTATTCTTGATGAGAATAATGGTAGATTTTGTATAACTCCAGATTATCCAAATGGAACTTATGCATATTTTTTAACTATCAATGATAAATTTTCTGCAACTTCTGGTATATTTGAAAAATATAGAGAACCTGTTTTCCCGTATGTAATAGGAGAAAATTATCAATCCATTCCAAATAAATTTAATTTTGAATTACAATCAAATCAAAATGATTATGATCTTGTAGCAAATGGATGGAGAAGAAATACATTTCCACTCAATTTGATAGAAGATGATTCTGAATATCCGTATATCTATATCCCAAATAAATTAAATCAAACTGCAGACGTTGTATCAACAACTCCAGGTAAAATTTCTAGGGTTGGAATTATAACCGGTGGTAATGAGTATAGGATTGGGGAAAATTTAGTTTTCAATAATAATGACACTAAAGGATATGGTGCATTTGCAAAAATTAGTAGATTGAAGGGAAGATCTGTAAATAATATTAGTGTTGCATCAAGTATTTTAGAAAATGTTGAGTTCTATCCAGGAGAATCTAAAGGAGAATATTTAATTTTTGCAGATAATCCTCATAATTTTGAAAATCTTGATATTATTTCAGTTTCTGGATTATCTACAACTTCTTCTGGTATTGAAGGAACATATAATGCTGGTATTCAAACAAATAGATTAACTATAGCTGGAGTTGGAAGCACTGGTGTTGCCATAGGTACTGATGGTATTACTGGAATTGTAACTTACTTTAAAGTAACCGGTAATATATCATATCCAAACATAAGGGAAAATGATATTCTTTCAGTTGGTGCGGAGAAAATAAAAGTATTAAACGTAGATGCTCTATCCTCCAGAATTAGAGTTTTAAGGGCAGTAGAGGGGACTACAGGCACCTCTCACACCATTGGTAAGTTCATCTATGAAGTACCAAGAAAAATTAAAATTAATGCTGGATTTAAAACAGATTATGCTTATACTTTAAATAAGCAAATCTACTTTGATCCATCAAGTTCTGTTGGTTTAGGAACAACTGCTGGTGTTGGTATTGGGACTACGATTTCTTTTGCAAATCCTGGGTCTGGTGCAACTCAAGCATTTATTCCAACTAAAACAATTTTTATTGAAAATCATAATTTAAAAACTGGAGATCAACTTACATATTCGCCAGGAACTGGTGGAAATGGTATTGTTGTTCAAGATGAAACGAATGTTGGTGTAGGAACAACTCTATCTAACGGACAAACTTTATTTGTTGCGAAAATATCTGAAGATTTAATTGGTATTGCAACTATTAGAGTTGGACTTGGAACTACCGGTTCTTTTGTTGGAGGACCAAATACAGATTCTTCTACTTTATTCTTTAGAAGTGTAGGAACAGGAGATACGCATAGTTTTACTACAAATTATTCTGTAATCACTGGAAAAGTTCAAAAAAATCTAGTTACTGTTTCCACAGCAGAAACTCATGGATTAAGTTCTCCTCATAATATTTTTGTAAATGTAAACCCACAAAATACTGGTATTGTAACAGTAAAATATGATGATTATAACTCAAGAGTTATAATTAATCCAATTGGGTTTGCAACTGCTGGAGTAAACACCTCTACAAACACAATTACAATATCTTCGCATGGATTTAAATCTGGAGATAAAGTAATTCATACTTCATCAATCCCATCACAAGGATTGGAAAATGAAAAAATGTATTATATTGTAAAAGTAGACAATAATACTTTAAAACTATCAAATACTTACTTTGACTCTATTCAACCAAAACCAAATATTATAGGCATAAGTAGTGCTTCTTTGGGAACGATTAGTCCAATCAATCCCCCAATTAGTTTGTATAAGGACTCCACGATAACTTTTGATCTTTCGGATTCTTCACTTGCTTATACTAAGCAAGGAATATTATATTCCGCATTTAGTTTTAATCTTTATACAGATAACAACTTTACTAAAATTTGGAATAAATCTGATAATAGCGATGTTTTTGAATTATTAAAAGATGGAAAGGTTGGAACTGCTGGGGCAAAAGTTACATTAACAGTCAACAAAAACATTCCACAAGTATTATATTACAAATTAGATGTTTTAGGTGAAAGTGATATACCAGAAATTAAAAGAAGAGTTTCTATTGATAGTGAAGTTGTTTCTGGAAGTGAAATAAAAATAAAAGAAAGTCTTTACAATGGAAAGCATACTATAACAGTTGGAACAACCACATCATTCACATATTCTGTAGTAGATGTTCCAGAAAAATTATCTTATGGAACATCCTCTAATATTGAGTATGAAACTGATTGTACTCATACTTATGGACCAGTTTCTAAAGTAGATATAACAAATTCTGGGGCAAATTACTATTCTTTACCTGGAATCACTACAGTTATATCTTCTGCTGGTAGTGGTGCTATTTTTGAAACTTTTAGTTCTGATATAGGATCAATGAAATCCATATCAATTAAAGATATTGGATTCAAGTACCCATCGGATAAAACTCTGAATCCTAGAGTTCTTTTGCCCCAAGTAATTAAAATAGATTCTCTCGCATCCTTCGAATCTATTGGAATTACATCATTTGGAAGAGGGTTTTTAGTATCACCAAAATTAGTAGTTCTTGATGGAAAAACTGGTAAAGTAGTTCCCGACGTAGATTTTAAAGTAACTCCTGGTGAATCAAATGTAGAAATTCTCCAAAATACTAAAGGAATGACTAATGTCACTCCAGTCATTATTCCAACCCAAAGTGGAGCTGGTGTTGGAATAAGTTCAATAACATATACTCCATCAACTGGTATTGCTACAGCAACTTTATCCGTTGGATTTAGTACAATAAACTCTTTCCCATTCGTTGTTGGAGATAAAATTTTAATTGAAAATACAAGTGTTGGTGTTGGATCAACTGGTATAGGTTATAATTCTTCTGCTTATGATTATCAATTATTCTCAGTAACTGCAACAACTGAAAATCTTGGTGGAATTGGTGACGTTTCATTCAATATATCAAATCTTCTCACTGGTAGTCAAATTCCAGGAATTTATGATATTGTAAATTCTTCCGGAAAAATGCTTGCACAAAAACATTTTCCAATTTTTGATACTCAATTAACTACAAAAAATTATTTTGTAGGAGAAACTGTTACTTCTAATTCTGCTGTAGGAGTTGTTGATAGTTGGGATGAAAAAATTACAACATTGAGAGTTTCTTCTGATGACAATTTTGTTGTTAATGAAATTATAAAAGGAACAAGTTCAGAAACTCAAGGAGTTGCATCATCTATCAAATCATTTGAAACTTATGCAAACTTAAATTCATTCTCAAAATCAATAAAAGGATGGCAAAATGATACTGGATTCTTAAATAAAGATCTACAAAAAGTTCAAGATAGTTTTTACTATCAAAATTTCTCATACTCACTCAAATCTAAAGTTCCATATGATACTTGGAATGATTCTGTTTCTAGTTTGAACCACACTTTAGGATTTAAAAAGTTTTCTGATTATCAATTAGAATCAAATTCAAATATCAATATGTCTGTTGGACTTACAACTAATACAACTGCTGTAAACGCAGTTAATAATCTTGATGGATTTGCAAGTCTTAACTGTGTATATGATTTTGATTTAGTTACGGAAAATAATCTAAACCAAAATTCAAATATTATTTCTGATGAGATTATATTCTCAAACAGAATTTTGTCAGATTACTTTGAGTCTGTTGGTAATAGAGTTCTTTCAATTGATGATATAAGTAGTGAATTTAATAGTAATCCAAGACCAACAGATTTTAGTATTGTCAATACTTTCCCACTATCATCTAGAAGACTTCAAAAGTATATAACTTATGTTCGAGATAAGAGATTTGTAGCGCAAAGGCAACTAATGCTTGTTGACTTACTTCATGATAATTCTAGAGGATATATGAATCAATATGCTAGAGTTGAAACAACCTATGATCAAGGTTCCTTTGATTTCTCAATTAGTGGATCTGACGCAAATCTAGAATTTCATCCAACTAGATCTGCAATTAATGATTATGACATTATCACTCTATCATATGGATTAAACGATTCTTTTCTTGGTACAGGAAGCACAAGTCTTGGTGGAGTTGTTTTAATTGATACTGATAGTATTTCGATTCCATCTAATACAACTAAAACTATTGTATCAATTGCAAAAACTTATACTAGTGCGAAAGTTCTTGTAAACATCAATCCAGATATTTCCAAAAATGAAGAATTTGAAGCAATTGAACTCAATATCACTCATAATTCTAATAATGTCGAATTATTAGAATATGGTAGATTAGCAACAGGAATTTCTGAATATTCTGATACTGGTCTTGGAACATATCATGCATATATTGACGGATCATCTTTAAAAGTTGACTTTATTCCAACTTCTGTAGGAATTGCTACTACTGGTGCAATTAACACGATTACAGTTGGTCTTTCTAGTGATACATTTACCGGAATTGGAACAATTGATTTAAAGAGATCTAAGATTGAAGGAAGAACAACTAGCATCTCCGCATCAGGATCTCCAGGAATTAATACCGTTGCAGAATACACAAACACTTATGATGGAGCATATTTTATAGCACAGGTTACAGATACTACCAACTCTAATGTTCAACTATCTGAAATTGTTTTAGTTGATGATTATGTTGATACATCAGGAACTCGTGAAGTTTACATGACTGAATATGCAAATATTGAAACATCTGCTGGTCTCGGAACATTTGGATCAAGAGTATCTGCAGCTGGAACAGTTTCTCTTGTATTCACTCCAAATGCAAGCATTAATTCTGTTGTTAATGTTTATATGAATGCATTAACTACAAATGAAGATACAAGTGCAGGATCTGCAGTGACATTCACCAATGCATTTATTGGTGATGCTATTGGAGAATATTTTGGAACAGATTCTGATATTAAGAGAGAGTTTGAATTAACTCATGAAAATGAACCAATTTTTGAAAGATATTTCTTGGGCAATAGTACTGATGTTGTCAATACGACGACCAATTCTATTAAAATTCCAAATCACTTCTTTGTAAGTGGTGAAAAAATTAGATATAATCATGTAGGAACAGCTACATCTGCTGTTGGTATAGCAACGACTAGTTTTGTTGGAACAGCAAATACTACATTCCTTCCAGACGAAAATTTATTTGTTGTTAAAGTTGATGATAATAATATCAAAATTGCTACAAGTGCAGAAAATGCACTTAAATCAATTCCTCAAGTAGTTGAACTTGAAAGTGTTGGTATTGGAACTTCTCATAGATTTATATCAACAAATCAAAATGCAAAAGTTGTTGTTGCTATTGATAATCTTATTCAATCACCAATTGTATCTACAGCAGTAACAACAACTCTTGCTGGTCAAGTTGGAGACGTTGATAATGTAATTGCATTTAGTGGAATAACATCATTCTTTGGATCGGACTTGATACAAATTGGGTCTGAAATAATGAAAATAGAGGGTGTAGGAATTGGTAGTACAAATAGGATTAGAGTTCGTAGGCCTTGGTTGGGAACTGTATTGTCTGGATATGGAACAGGAACTTTAGTCACTAAGATTTCAGGAAACTATAATATTGTTGATAATAAACTTAATTTTGTTGAAGCACCATTTGGTAGTATTCCAATTGGATCTACAACAAATGCACCAGATGAGAGAGACTGGACTGGAATAACAACAAGTTCTAGTTTCCAAGGTAGAAGTTTTATGAGATCTGGTGTTCCAAATTCTAGTGATGAATCTTATTTTAAAAATTATATTTTTGATAGTATTTCCGATCAATTCAATGCTACTGAAAGTGAATTTACTCTAAAACAAAATAGATCTAATATTTCTGGTATTTCTACAGAAAATGGAATTATCCTCATAAATGATATATTCCAAACTCCTGGAACAACAAATCAATATGTTATTTCAGAGTCTTCTGGAATTTCATCAATTACGTTCCAAGGAACAAATACAATTCCACTTGGACCTGATGTTGGAATTTCTAGTTTCCCCAAAGGAGGAATTATTGTTTCTGTTGGATCAACAGAAGGGTTTGGATATCAACCATTAATTTCTGCTGGAGGAACTGCTATTGTTTCAGGTTTGGGAACAATATCATCTATTAGTATTGGTAATAGTGGTTCTGGATATAGATCTGGAATTCAAACTGTTGTAAATGTTGGTGTTGGAACTTCTAGTACTGGAACAGGAAATATTGAATTTATTGGAACTGCCGCTATTAGTGGTGGTAATATTGTAAGTGTTGCCATTACAAATCCTGGTTCTGGATATACTTCAACAAATCAACCGTTTGTCGTATTTGATGATCCATTGAGTTACTCTGATATAAACTTACAATATTCATCATCAAGTATAGTTGGTGTTGGAACAAGTGCTGTAGTGGATATTGTTGTTGGACAAGGATCTAGTGTCATCGACTTTGTATTTAAAAATACAGGATATGGATTTGGAAATGGTGAAATTTTAACTATTCCAGTTGGTGGAACTACAGGAATACCAACAACATCATCATTCTCTACTTCTAACGAATTTCAAATAACAATAGACGAAATTTTTAATGATAAGTTTTCAGGATGGTCTGTCGGTCAACTTCAGGTTTTGGATAATATTAATGATTTTATTGATGGAGTTAGAAAAGATTTCCCACTTTCTTTAGCAGGAAATTCAATTTCTATTGTTGCTGGAAAAGGTTCTAAAATTAACGTTCAAGATGTTCTTCTTGTATTTGTAAATGATATACTTCAAATTCCAGGTCGAGGATACACATTCGATGGTGGAAGTATTATAAAATTTACGGAATCAATTAAATTTGGAGATATTGTCAATATTTTGTTCTATAAAGGAACTGGTGATACTGATGTAATCTTCAGGAATATAATTGAAACCGTCAAAAAAGGTGACACTCTTCAAATCAAACATGATTCTTCTCTCAATCAAGCATTTTCTTTAGAAGAAGATGAAAGAGTTGTTGATCAAATTAAATCTACAAATCTTGTCGGAACCAATCCATATTTTGGACCTGGAAATACGAGTGATGTCACTTTAGAAAGACCAGTTGTTTGGTGTAGACAAACTGAAGACGTATTCATAAATCAAACTGCAGTTGGTAAAGATAGAGAACTATATGAACCAGTTATTAATCCAAGTGCATACATTACTAAATCTGTCGGTATTGGTTCTACTGCGATTTATGTTGATAATGTAAGACCAATTTTTAATTCACAAAATGAAAATGATATTAGTCTAACATTCCAAAATAAAATTAAATTTATATCACAAGAATCAAAAACAAGTGCAGCTGCAACTGCCGTAGTTTCTGGATTGGGAACTATATCTATAATATCCATATCTGACGGTGGATCTGGTTACACAACTGCTCCAGTGGTAACAATTGGAAGCACCGCACAATCTGTTGGACTAGGAACAACAGCAACAGCAACAGCATTCATAACAGCAGGAGTTGTTACCTCTATTGCTTTATCTAACGTAGGAACTGGTTACACGACTACAAGTGTCCCACCAGTTTTAATTGCTCCTCCAACATATACGGAAGAAGAAGTAAGTGTTCTCACTTATTCTGGAGATAATGGTGTTATTGTTGGATTTGGAACCACAACGGTTGGAATTGGAACACAATTAATTTTTGATATTCATATTCCATATGATTCATTTATGAGAGACTCTTCTATTGTTGGAACTGCATTAACAATAAGTTCTATTAATGCTAATGATTACTTTATTATTAAAAATTCTAATATTGGATCTGGAACAACATCTGTGATATCTTTAGATTCATTAAATAATACCGTTGGTGTTGGAACATCATTTGCAGATAACGTTTATGAAGTTGCCAGTGCAGTGTCTATTTCCACAAGTGTATCTGGGATCTCTACATACGTTCGTAGAGTATTTGTTAAAGTTGATCAATTTAATTATGGTTTCTCTGGTATAACTACTTCTGATTTCTTTGGATCATTTAGTTGGGGTAGAATTGATATAGAATCAAGGTCTGGATTAAATTCATACACTGCATATACTGGATCTGGAATTGGTATTACTGAGGGTAGTGGAATTTCTACTTCAACAATGGTCACAAGATCTAATTTCTTGAAATTTAAAAATTACATTGTTTAATCTCTAATAAATAAAGAAAAAAGTCTGCAAAATGGCCGCCATTATAACTGATCAAATTAGAATATTAAATGCTGGTAATTTTATTGCCGGTGTTTCTAATGCTAGCAATTCATATTATTCTTTTATTGGATTAACTAATCCAGCAGATTATCAATCCGACTGGGATATTGATCCCCCTTCACCTAAGGATAATTTTGATCAGGAAAATGACTATTGGGATACAATGGTTGCATTGAAAAAAATTAATACTTCTGATGCAAGACAAGTTGTGCCAAAAAGAAGTTGGTCTTCAGGAACAACTTATGATATGTATCGACATGATTATAGTAGATCTAATACTGCAGTGGTTTCTGGTTCAACATCACTATATTCTGCAAATTATTTTGTAATGAATAGTGATTTTAGAGTCTACATTTGTCTTCAAAATGGAATAGACCCTGATAATTCATCAGGGAAACCCTCTCTTGATGAACCAACCTTTACTGATTTGGAACCAAGATCTGCAGGAACGAGTGGTGATGGATATATTTGGAAATATTTGTATACAATCAAACCAAGTGATGTTGCAAAATTTGAGTCCACTGATTATATGCCAGTTCCAAGCGATTGGCAGACATCAACTGACAATGCATCTGTTAGAGATAATGCCGTTGATGGATCTATAAAAATCGCAACTATTGTTAATAGGGGTGTTGGTTTAGGTACAGCAAATTCTATCTATACTTCTGTTCCTATTAAAGGTGATGGATCCAATGCAGAGTGTACGATAACTATTGATGGTAACCAACAGGTTAGTTCTATAACTATTTCAAATCAAGGATCTGGTTATACTTATGGTAACGTTGATATTGTAGCTGGTGGAGTTCCAACAGGAACAACAAGACCTGAGTTTAATGTTATTATTTCACCTCAAGGTGGACATGGTGCAGACATTTACAGAGAACTTGGAGCTTACAATGTTCTTCTTTATTCTAGAATTGAAAATGATAACAATAATCCAGATTTTATAACTGGAAACCAAATCGCTAGAATTGGAGTCGTAGAAAACCCACAACAATTTGGATCAACAAGTTTATTATCCGCAGACAAAGTAAGTGCCCTTGGAGCACTTAAATTAGTAGGATCTGGATACAGCACTGCTACATTTACTGCAGACTCTTATTTTACTCAAACAGTATCGACTGGCACAACAGCTGTTGGTAGAGTTGTGAGTTATGATCAAAATACTGGTGTTTTAAAGTATTGGCAAGATAGATCTCTTGCAGGATTTAATACTGTAGGCATTGCACAAACTCAACCTCAATATGGATTTGACCTTAATGAATTTACTTCATCACCTGGCACTGGAGGAGCACTAACAATTGCACCAACAACAGGCGTAAATCTTACCATAGATAATAATTTTACTGGTATATCTACGATAATAAATAATCGTACATACTATCTTGGTCAAACCTTTACGAGTGGTATTTCCAATCCAGAGGTTAGAAAACACTCAGGAAATATAATTTACGTTGACAACAGACCATCTATAACAAGATCGTCAAACCAAAAGGAAGACATAAAAGTTATTTTGCAGTTCTAAAGAATTATGCC